ACTTTGAAATAGATTTACCTGAACCTGAAATAGTAACAGTTGAGGCACAAACAGAATTAGAACTTGAATTAGAAATTGAAATGGAAATGGATCTTGAGATACCTGAACCTGAAGTAGAAGAAACTTCTAATGAGCAACCTGAAGAAGAAACAACAGAACCCAATAGCGAAGCTGTTGAAGAACCCTCTGTGGAAGCAGAAGATAGTACCGAACAAGAAGAAGTACAACAGGAAGAAACTGAAAAACCTGTAAAAGAACCTTCCTCTAAAGAAAAAGCAGCTACTAAAATAGTTAAAAAGATTGATGATAAAGCTAGGTATGACGAATCAAACCAAATGAAAACACTAATTGTCATGCAAATATTAGGCAATACAAAAACATTTTTTGACACCCAATCAACTATTGTTGATACAAATGTTAACGAATACTTAAATAAAACAATAGAGGATAATTATGGAATATTGTTTGATATGGCACAACAACAAACAATAGATGAAATGGTAAACGCACAATGGCAGAACTAGAATTTGGTGGGGTAAAAGTCAAAGGTAAAAGTAAAATTATTCCATTAATAATTGGCTTATCTACATTTGTTGGATTTCTGTATGGAGGTTTTGAAGTTTACAAACGCTATATTGATATGGAAGAAAAGATAGAGTCTTTTGTAGCACCTGATCTTTCTGATTTTGATAAAAGAATTGAATTAATACAACAAGAAGTTACCATGATACAATCTGAAATAAGTATGATTTTAGAAGAAGTAAACCTAGTGGCTTCTACTGCAAAAGAACTTAAAGACGACCTTAAAAGTGATGTCCGTCAGCTTGAAAAAGACTCAAGACACACAGAGGCACTTGTTGATTCTGTAAAGAATAACACTAGAGAAGAACTTAGATTGTTTGAAGAAATGATAAAAGAACTTGAGAATGATTTAGAATTAAAAATTAACAAGGCATTGGACAATCCACTTAACAATATGTCTGCAAAGGTAAAATAATGACAACAGAAGTAGTAAATAAACAGGGTAATCGCCCTGCAAAATATAAACAAAGCATCATGGCTAAACTTATGGAACTTGTAGCTGAAGGAAAAACTACGAGGGAGTGTGTTAAAGAACTTGATGTCAGTTGGACAACACTTCGTAAATGGCTAAACGAAAAGAATTACCAAACTTTATATAGGGTAGCACAAAGCGATCAAATAACTTTTAACCATGAAAAGTTAGATAAGATTTTAGAAGATGCTTATAAAAAAGCACAAGATAAAAAACTTACTATGACAGAAGTTAAGTTAATTGAGATTATTCAAAAAAATTATCACCACAAAAACTCTAAACTACAAAATCATGTATGGGGTTCTGAAAAACAAACCATGAGCATTTCTGATTCAAAAGGATCAGAATTTAAAGTGGAATGGTCTAAATGAACTTTGATATAAAAACAGTATTACCTTACCTAGTGATCCTTACATCATTAGCTATGACTTGGGGTATGTGGAGTGAACGCCTCGAAGCTGTAGAAACAAAAGCAAATACAATATCTGAAATGCAACAAGATATAGCTGTTATTAAAGAAAAGATTATATGGATTGAAAAGTACCTTAATGGCAACTAGCTATGAAAATGTTTCTTATTTTTTGGTTATGTGTCCAAAATCCCATAACATCATTAGAGCAAACTTGCGTACAGAATATTATTTATGATGTGTCTTATAATACAAAAGAAGAATGTAGAGAAGCATCTATAAAATTAGCTAAAGAATTAACGCAAATACCTGATACTTATGTCACTACATTTTGCACTACTAAAATAATTAAAAATACTTAAATATTTAAAACTTGCAATTTTATCTTAATTTGAAAGGATAATCTTATGTCGAATATCTTAGCGATTTCGGATTTGCATGAGCCATATTCTCATGTTGATAGCTATTCTTTCTTAAAAGCTATTAGCAAAAAATATAAATTTTCAAGAGTGGTAAACATTGGAGATGAAGTTGATTACTCGGCTTTGTCCTTCCATGATTCTGATCCTGATTTACCAAGTGCCACTAAAGAATTAGAATTAGCACAATACAAAATCAAAAAACTAGAAAAGTTATTTCCTAAAATGGATTTACTTCATAGTAATCATGGTTCTCTTGTTTATAGAAAAAGAAAACATCATGGCTTTCCAAGACAAGCTATTAAAGAATACGCAGATGTCTTAGGAGTAGATCATACAAATTGGAAGTGGCACGATAGATTAATCATTAAAGACAAATATGGTGAGTATTATTTTTGCCATAACATGAATAAAGATCCTGTTAAATCATCTATGTCCATTGGATATAATTTTATACAAGGTCACTACCATACGGATTTCAAATTAGGGTACTGGAACTCTCCTGAGAAACTCAGGTGGGGAATGACTATTGGTTGTTTAATAGATAAACATTCACTAGCTTTTGCCTATTCAAGAGTTAATATTCGCAGACCTACTCTTGGGTGTGCAGTTATATTAAATGGTATTCCTCAATTAATTCCCATGACATTAGAAGATAATGGGAGGTGGAATGGAAAAGTCTAAAGATAAGATCAACCCCTCTTATTACATAGGCACAAAGATACAAGTGTCAGACTTTATAGCAGAATTTAAACTCGATTACTTTCAAGGCAACATTGTGAAGTATGTAGTAAGACATAAACACAAAAACGGACTTGAAGATTTAGAAAAAGCAAAATGGTATTTGGAGAAACTAATAGAATGTACGAAGAAATAAAAGAAGAAATTATTAAACACGAAGGAAAAATTAACAAGGTGTACTTAGACCATCTAGGCAACGCCACTTTTGGAGTTGGACATTTAGTTTTACCTACAGACGATTTACAGGAAGGAGTAGAATATGATGATGCAAAAGTTATGGAGTTCTTTGAACGAGACTTTAAACAAGCTACCAATGATGCAGAGACTTTCATCAAAAGCGAAAGTATTGATCCTCGTGCTTTTGGGTGTGTTATTAATATGGCTTTTCAACTAGGATTGCCACGATTACTTAAATTTAAAAACTTTCGATACCACTTAAATAAGTGTGATTATGAATCTGCTAGTTCAGAAATGCTCGATAGTAGGTGGGCAAAACAAACACCCAATAGGGCAAACGAACTAGCAGAAATTATGAGGAGTATTTAATGTTAAGTAAATTATTAGGTGGCGATCTTGTAAAAAATGTTGGTGGAATAATAGATTCACTTCACACTTCTGAAGATGAAAAAGCACAAGCTAAAATTAAATTAAAAGAAATTGAAGCACAGATAAACAAAGCACAATCTGATATTAACCTTGCTGATGCTAAGTCAGTAGCTGGTGGTTTATCAGGTATGTTGCAAAGATCATGGCGACCATTAATAGGTATGTCATGTGCATTAGCTATATTTTGGGAATATGTTTTAAAACAATTCTTAATGTTTGTTATTGCAACATTTAGTTTAGAGACTGCACCTTTACCTGAACTCGATATGGGTACTTTGATGCCTTTAGTTATGGCACTTTTAGGTATGGGAGCATTAAGAACTTACGAAAAAAAGTCAGGGGTATCTAAATGAGTACAGTCAAAGAAGTAGAAGCATTACTACGCAAAACTAAAAAAGAACTAAGAGAAGTCAAAAAAGACAACGAAGAAAAAAATTTCCATATTAAGTTTCTAAATGAACGACTAGACAACTGGGCAGAGAAGAATGCTCAACTTAGAGAAGAAAAACTAAAGATAACAGTAGATGATGTGATTGCATTTCAAAAAGCAAAAGCTGATTACGCATCTTCACAAGATCAATCGTTTGTAGATCAATTAGAAAAACAAGAAAAGGTGGAATTAAGTTCTTTAGGAGTCAGTAGTGGCGAAGTATCAGGGTAGAACAGTCAAACTGAATAAACCCATGAAGGGCGATGTAAAAAAATTCAAGGTGTTCGTAAAAGATGGTGACAAAGTAAAAAAGATTAACTTTGGTGATCCTAATATGAGCATCAAGAAGAACTCACCTGCACGAAAAAAATCTTATTGTGCGAGATCAGGTGGGATTAAAGGTAAGAATAATAAACTATCTGCAAACTATTGGTCTCGTAGAATGTGGAACTGTTAGGAGAATATATGCCAACATACAAAGGAAAGTCATATCCTTATACATCTAAAGGATTAAAGAAACTAAACGAAGATAAGAAAAAAGATAAAAAGAAAAAGAAGAAGAGTAAATAATGTCACTTTACAGAAACATTAATAAAAGAAAAAAAGCTGGAACAAGCAGATCAAAAAAGAATAGCACAATCAGTGATGAGGCTTATGCTAATATGAAAGCTGGTTTCCCTAAGAAGAAGAAAAAGAAGAAGAAAAAGAAATAATGCCTACTCCTCCTATGGTCAATGTCATTTGGTTAGATACTAACGAATGTAGTCTATCCACTTGGCAGACCAAAGATGATTTATTAGATAGTAAACTTTGTACTATAGATTCACTTGGTTTTCTTATGGAGGAAAATTCTGAATATGTAATTATTTCAGGTGATAAAGACCATGACAACTCAGATGATCTCTATGGTAGATCACAAATAATTCCTAAAGGAGTTATAAAAGAAATACAGTATCTAACTTTAAAATAATGGTGCGTTCCTTTTATGTAGTAGAATGGACTTCTTCCGTCTTTTCGCTTTCCGACTTTGAGCATAACCTAAATACCTCCTCTAAATCATTATGTGTGCAGTACCAACTACTGCCTATCCAACGATTCAAAGATTGATTTTTAGGGTTCTCTAACCTTATCTTACTTATCAATCGTTGCATAGTTCTTTCGTGTTTCCCAAAGATTTGCCCTAAATCTTTGTAGTAATAAATCATTTTATCTTTCATTATATTAATTCCCCTTGTCTATTGTCTTGTGGTTTCCATACATAATCATATAGCTTGTATTTCTTTCCAGTATATCTTGAGATACATTCAGTCATGTAATCTCTTTTTTCTAATTGTTCAGGTGATAAAATCATCTGATCTGATTTATAAAGAACCCTAACAGGTTCTTTTTTTCTTATTTGTGTTTCCACAATATAATCTCTTAGAGATATTCTTCCATTCCAAGTTTTTTTAACCTCAATATTCTTCATGTCAAAATACTCCCCAGTTTCATTTCAGTTCTCTTTAGTGCGTTCTGATCTAAGATCATTTGTATCTTTGTTTCTATTCTTTCTAATTCTACAAAAGCATCATCTAGTTTTTTTCTATCTTCATCTAAAGCAACATTACAAGCTAATACATCTTCGCTTTGTCTTGCTTTGGCTTTAGCAGTTTCTACAGTCACTTTTTCATTTGAACCATGTAATATTTTTAAATAAGCAGTATCGTAGATATGATCTTTAGTTCTTGCAGACCTATCATAATGCCTTTTAGCATCACGATAATTTTTTACTGCTTCTGCTTTTGCATTAGCAATAAATTCAGGACTATATCCTTCCATCTTTTTCCACCTTATCTATAATGCGTTCTAATAACTTTGTGTAAACAAAAGCATTGAATTTTTTACTTGCTGTTTTTTCGTGACAAGCTCTACACAAACTCGCTAAGTTAGTTGGGTGGTCTTTGTTATCACTCGATCCCATTCCCCTACCTTGAATATGATGAAGGTCAACAGCAGGACTATAACAGACCATACAAGTCACATCTTCAGGAATGTCATATCCCCAATAATCCATAAAAACTTTCGTATGTTTTTTCAAAAATTCTCTCCCTTCTAAATAATCTATTATATAATTATCAAATCTACTCATCTTTTTTACTCAACTGATCGCCTATTGCCCACACCATTAAAGCTATTAGTAATAAAACTAATAACTCTAATGCTGTTAAAACTATCAAGGTCATTAAAACGGAATGTCCGAACTAGAAGTATCTACTGGAGCAGATTCTTCTTTAGGTTGATGAGTCTGTTCTTCAGGTTTTTTATATGCCTCTTGTATTCTTACAGAGAGACTACCTTTATCACCCTTCCATAAAGCGATACTGTATGCCTGTCCTTTTTTAAGAACTATATCTTCCTGTAGAACATCATCAGGATAACAGATTGTTTTATTTTGATAGTCAGGTTTAGAGTCACCTTCCTCTTTGTACTCGTTCTTAAATAGAGTAGCTTTTATTATTACTTCACTCATATTGAATGCTCCTTTTTTTCTTGTTTTGGTTTAGTGGCAACAGGATTTTCGTTTTCTGAATCTTCTGCTTCGCCAACTTCAAGTAAAAATAACTTCATTATTAAATACTTGTATGCGTATGTTGTGGCTTTACCCACTCCCTTATCAGAATTGTCAACCCCATACCCATAGTAATCACCAACAGTCATTTTTTCGTTGGTATCTACATCTATGACATCACAATTCATTTTTACTGTAGTTAAATTACCCTCTTTTGTGTGATCCATAACTTTAGGAATAAGAAGTAATTTATGTTTTGCTAATTGTTCACGAACAACATCATTAACATCATTCCAATTAGTGACTTTATATTGAATACCCTTTGGCTTAGTCTGTGATACAGACCTAACCTCATGTGTAATATCAAATATCTTTCTATATATAGTCATTTCTTTTTTGCCTTTCTTGTTAATTTTGAAATTTGCTTGTCGAGATCAAATGCCTCTCGTAAAACTTTAAAATATTTAAAACCTTTATTCAGATCAGATTTAGAAAACTCTCTTATTTCAAAATCATCAGTTTCTTTTCCAAATCTTGCAAGAATACCTTTATTAATTTCTATTCCGTCTTGCTCCTCAATCATGTACCTGTAAGCTGACATTTGTACTAGGTGATCGTCATAGACAGCTTTACTCGTCTTAAAATCAATAATTGTATCGCCATTGACAACAAGATCAGCAGTTCCACCATATTTATATTTACGACAACAAAAACTTTTTTCAGTAAAATTGACTTCATAGTTTTGCTCACTCCACCAATCTTTAAATTTATTAAAACATTCTTGAACTATTGGATCTTCAGGTAATTCATAATATTCACCCTTAATATGTAGTTCGGCTAATTCGTGTAATGCAGTACCTATATCACCAGCTTTATTAAGTTCTGCATGATAGGATTTTCCTTCTAGTCCTAATTGATTACTCCAAATAATGAGTCCTGTTGAATTTTTATATCTACCAAGAATTTTAGTGACTCTAGGAACTTTAATTCCGTCCACTTTATAATCTATATGTGACAATATTTATATCTCCTTACTAAAAAAATTTACTAATTTTTCTTTAACTATTTTCTCTTTTTTTCTTTCTTCTAAGTCCACATAACCATCTGATTTTTCTTTTATAAATACTTCATCAATCTCAGGTACATCAAACATAATATCGTAAATTAGTTGTCTTATTTTTTCAAAGTCAGCATGACATGACATAATTTTTTTTACTAATTGATTTGACGATAATTCATTATTTAATGAATAATCTGCATTATAAAAATTTTTGACTAATATTTGTTTTTTTTCAAACATATTTAATTGCAAATATTCTATATGTGCATCTATTTTATTAAGTTTTTTGTATATTTTAGTTGCACTAACTTTAGATATTTTTTTATTCATCGCTTTCCCTTTCTAAATGGCGAATACGAGCAGACTATGAAAAAACAAAAATTAAATGTCAGTATTATTTAGTATGTGCAACCATACTAATTTTTTTTGCAGTTTAGTTTTTAACGGAGAAATATTGTTTCTGCAATCTTGCTTAACTTTGTTTTCCTTATCAGTAAGTTCTTTTCTTTTATCGGAAGTAAGGAGGAGTTGATTTAAGTCCAAAACATTACCTTTAAGGTTCGTATTCGCCATAAAAAATACTTTAGGTATTTTTAGGGATAATGCAAGTCAAAAATGTTTTTTTCTGTATTTTTTAATTGATTTTTTATAATTATTTCTTTATATCTTAAAAACATGGAAAATTGTAAAGATTTTCTTTATAAAAGCGAAAACTTTAAAAATAGAGAGATCAGATTTTTGTTGTGTGCCTTAGATATTTGGAAGAAATATACTAAAATTTGTATTGAGAATAATATTGTATTTCCCAATATGAAAAGTATCATTTGGGAAAGTACATTAAGAGAGTTAGGTTTATTTGGAAACGAAATTGAAAGTATGCCCACAGTGTCAGAGGTCATTTCCCTCAATGACTTATATGCCAACTCCCAAAGAAAAAGAGATAATCAATTTTATTCTGATGTATCAAAAAACACAAAAAAACAGATCGCCCTCATACAAGGAGATAGCATTTGGCGTTAATCTCAAGGGTACTAACTCTATCAATAAATACTTATATCGCCTTAAAGAGAATTGTTATGTTTACTTTATTCCTGCAAAAAAGAGAACAGTTCAAGTTATTAAGGAGATACAAGAATGATTGATAAACTACCTGCTATGTATTTATTCACTAATGATTATATTACAGGCACTCGCACTCTTTCTTTAGCTGAAAGAGGAATTTATATAGACCTTTTATGCTTTTCACAGAACACTCATGGCAAGGGTTTACCTAATGATGTTAGAGAACTAGCTAAAATGGTTTTACCATTTGAACTTGATGCTGAAAAAAATGAAGAAAATATGGCTTCATTAATAAAAGTATTAAATGCTAAATTTTATATTGAAAACAACAGATACTTTAATAAGAGGCAACATTTAGAGTATGTTAAAGGATTAGAATTATCCAATACTCGTAGTCAAGCAAGAAAAAAAGCAAAAGAAAATTTTGATACAGTTTTGTCAGATCAAAAACAAATCATCGTAGATAAAGATAAAAATGAAGATGAAGATAAAGTTAAAGAAACTAATACTAATATACTAGCACTAGAAACTCTTTGGAAGGGATTATCAGTTAAAATGAGGCAAAGGTCATCAAAACCTAAGTCTTTTTCCAAGTTTAAGGCACTTACAGAGGCAAAACAGAAGCTAGTAATAGAAACATACCCCGAATATTGTTCTCAACAAGGTGAATTTTCGACAGCTTTGGAAAGATTTATTGAGAACGAAAAATATAACGAAGTTCAAACTCCTCAATCAAGAAAAGAGGAAGAAAAAAAGAATGAATTACATATTCTTAAAACAAGGTGGGAAATGTCTAAAAAGTTAGGTAGACCAATTTTTAATATGAGTCAGCAAGATTTTGATAGAGCAGAGGTAATGTTTGGTAAAGAAAAAGAAGAAAAAACAGAAAAAGCAGAAACCTAGTCCTTCTTCTACTGAAGTTCGTGATCTAGGCGGTCAAGAAATCATTAGGATTGACGATAAATTGTATCGACTACCCGATTTTCGCCTTATGAAAATGGGATTAAAGCATATTTACGGAGTCTATAACTCTAATTTACAAAAATATTATGCAAAATCGCTTCTTTGCCCACAAGATTATAAAATAAATACTTTAAGATTTCTCGCTGGTGAAAAATTAGAGGCATTAGCAGTCTATTCTAATAAACAAAAGTCTATAACTTTTAATTGGGATAAATTAGACAACATTGTAATAGGTGGTATTGAACTTTTTGTCGGAAATGGATTTGACGCAGAGCAAGAATTTAACGAAGCTATGAAATCAACAAAAAAACATCAGTCAATGATATGGGATTTATTAATAAACGATATTCCTGTTGGTAGAGGAAAGAAATTTGAGAACTTAATTGAGGCACTTGACTATTTAAGAGATCACTTTAAAATGACTTGATTGTTTAAAAGATTTCTTTAAGATTGGATAGCCCTCATTTATTCGCTTTCTGAGGGCATCTTTAACAAAGTGATATGGCTTTGGTTTATTTACTTAGTCGTTTTAGCTTTGTTTTATACTTCTTAATGTAGGTGTGAGCAGTTTTTTGTTTAGTTTCCCACCTACTAAGAAGTTTCTCAAGATTACTAATCTTTTTAGCAACCTTTTCATGTTTAGTTAGGATTAGTTTAGCTTTAGGTTTTAATTTACCTTCTAACCAACCTTGATCCATAACATATTGACCTATTACAAGTTCAATCTCAGCTTGTTTTTGAGAGTGATTTCTACTTGCATTTGGATTTTGAAAATCATAAATCCGATGTGAAACATCATGGACTAATCTTCGCCAACCCTTCCAAAGAGAACTGGAATCGCCTGATAAGGCAATCCAACATCTTCTAGGTCTTGTTCTTCCAGCTCTTAACTTTTTTGTAATCCATTTAGTATTAGATAAGTTTCTAACTTTCTTTTTACCAAACTTACTTATTAAAAGTTTATAAGCTCTGAAAGCTTCTTCTTTAGTTATGTAAGGAAGTTCTTTAGGAAATTGTCTATTAACTTTTCCATAAGTGCTTCTCATTTTTTTTTGGTATTCTTGAGATAAACTTAATTGTTCTGTTATCTCGCTAGTACCATAAGATTGAATCATCATAAGTGATTCTCCTTTCTTAATAAGCCATATTCACAATGTTAAAGAGCAAATCTAAACTGTCACTTTAGATAAAATCAAATTCCTAAAAATTTAATTTATGATCTATTATATCATATTGGTTTTTTCGTTTTTTGCGTTTTTGCCAATTTTGATCGTTTTTGTAAATTTTGAAAAAAATAATTATTAACCCATAATAAATTAGGTGCGACAACTTTTCTTAAAAAAGTTCTTTTTTAGATTTTTTACAATTTTGTTCAATCAATGTTCAATTTAGAAATCTACTCTTAAATGATATAAAAACACCATGCTCTATAAGTCCGTAAAAAATTCATGGAAAAATCATATTTACGACTTTATGTTGCAATCATTACAAGAGCAATATTAGATAGTAGTTTTAGAACTTCACCTAATTATGACCAATCTGATTTTATAGTTTGCGAAGAAGCTGAAAAATGGTTTCTTAGTAAAGATTTTAAATGGATTTGCTCATTAATAGACATACAACCTAGCTTTATAATAGAAATCAAAAATGACTTACAAAAAACCAAAAAAAAATTTGCTCAAAACGAAGCATGGGAAATCGTCTTTGAAACTCTCAGAAGAAATATTGAATAAAAAATTAATTTGCAGATTATATTTACATACAGATCAAGACAATAACAATAATGTTGTAGTGATGTTTAGTAATTTTGCTAATGAAGATGAATCAAAACTATTTATTGAAAATTTTAAGAACGATTATGATGAGTATAAGGAAATTGACGAAATAAATATTGGGGAAAATTGGACGATACATTAAGGCAACCCAAGAATATCAGATTGCCTAAAGAGCTTTTAACTATATATTTAAAAGTCTAATCTAAATGAAAATTCTATTTTTAAATCTTCACAATAATTATTTTGTTCGGCATGGTGTTTTAAAATAGAATAAAGCTCACCAAGATCATAACAAGTTTTACAAGTTTCTAAGACTTTTGTTTCTATTTTTGGTTTTTTATAAGGGATATGTTTTTGTTTCTTATGATCGTAATATCCATTTTCTTTATCTACTCTTACTATCTTTAAGTTTTCATAAGTTATCATTATTATTTACCTCTCTAATAGATTCCTTAACATCACAGACAAAAGAATCTAATGTATAACAATTATTGCCTGTGGCTATACTTTCTATAAGACCATTTAACTGTCTTATAGCTTCTTGCTCGTCTGTAAGTTCAAATGACATATCTTTTAAATACCAATCTTCCTCACCTTGACGAATTTTTGTATTAAACAAAAATCTTTTTGTATAATTACTAATCATTATTATTTACCTCACTTTTATTATTACTAAAATAATCAAAAGATAAAATCCTTTTGACTCTTTTGCGTTCCTTTAATCGCATATTCCTCTCTTTTTCATAGTCGTATGAGGTCTTGCTATTACTGAAACGATATTTATCATTACTGACAAATTCTTTCTTTTCTAGTTTAATCATTATCTTGGCTTTCTTCTTTTATAACTTCAAGTTTACTAATTAAATTATCTAATGTTTTTTTTACCTCTAAATCATCACTAGTTAATTTTATTAACTGATATTGAAGATCATCTAGTTTATTAATTATTTCTTCAAATTCTAATGATAGAGTAGTAGGTCTTACTTCTGTTGTATTAATCATAATTCACCTTAAAACCCTCCCGTTGATATTGTGTAAACTATTAATAAAAACTTAGAAACTAAACAACCAATCATTATTCGATCAGCGATTATTTCTAAGTTACTTTTTCTGTATTCTGTTTCCACTATTCACCTCTTTCTAATAAAGAATTATATTTTTTGATCTGTTTGGTTGTTAATCTGTTTTTGTGTGTTTCTTCCCAAAATTGAGCCGTATTATCCTTATCTATACAATGAATAGTAATAATCTCTTGACCTACATTTTGAAGATGAGAAACAACTTGACCAATAATATTGGCTTCAAATGTTTCTGATTGATTAAAATCTTCATACCAATCTTTCTTATCATTTGAGGTTGCTATATCTAAAATAAATCTAGCCATTATTTACCCTCGCTTTCTTCTTTTAATTCACATTCAGTTCTTTCTTCGCAATCTTCACACCAAACTTCATCATTCTCTAAACCTCCACTTTTAACAATGTCGTGTTCATCAGCCCAAACTTGAAA